CCAATCAAAGGAGGTCCGATAGGTTAGAAATCTGCAAGGGGTGCGAGTTTTATCTATCTGAATTTAGGACCTGCGGACCTCCCGTAATTGGAAAAACTCTACCCAGCGGGGAACAGTTGTGCGGATGCGTGATGCCCGTCAAAGCCGGACTGAAGTTTGCCAGCTGCCCGCTGGGGAAGTGGGACGCCGTAATTACCCAAGAGACAATTAATCAAATCCGGGAAGCGACAAAGGACTTAACCAACTTCCTCACGCCGGACAAGAACAAGGAGCTGACGATGCTCTGGAACAAAATAACGGGAGTCAACCACCCCGTCTCGGACTGCGCGTCTTGCGTCCGCAAGATGATAGACGAACTCAAAATCATAGCCAATGCCGATTCCGACGCCGAAGCCAAACGAGAAGCCCAGCGACTTTATGGCGCGATGTATGCAGGAGTTGACGGAGTTTCCGAACCAGAACCAGAGAGCAGCCGTGTGCGCAAAAGAGTGGGCCGACCGCCAAAGAGAAAGTAAGTAGAAAAAAAAGTTGCAGAAAAGTTTGGAGGTATAGTAACTCTGTGTAACTTTGCTACGTTCAACAAACAAAACACAGAGTTATGACCAACTTCACCCTCGCGCTCGAAGCAATTAAAATCTTCGGCATCCAAGAAAAGGACCTCACGTCCTTGAGCCTCAATCCGCACACGGATAACCCAACGCGCTTTAACGCCTACATTCACGTCGAAGGAGCGAGCGCAGTAACCTTGCAAGCCCGCGACCTGGGATGGAAGCCGCTCGACGATCACCCGCACGTGATGCACGCAACAGTAACCCTCCAGCACTTGGACGGCGTAAAAGTCGAATCCTACATCTTTGTAAAATGACCTACGAAATCATCGACCAAGAGCTGTTCGACGCACGCAAAACCTACGTCGACATCATCGCTGACACTGTAACCGTAACCTTCACCGACGAAGACCAGCTCTGCACTTACGAGAGCTGGGGCGAACACGGACCTAACGACTTCGAGGAGTGGGGATTTAAAATCGTCTACAAATGATTTGGAGCCTAATAGCCGCCTTGACATTCGCTTACTGCCTCTCTAATTTACACGACCAATGAAAGACAAAGTAATGACCTTCCTAATTGCCGCAGCCGCCCTCGTATTCGGAGTAGGCTTGGGCATCGCAATCTCGACAAACCCAGAACCGACCGTGCTGGTCTACCCCTTCGCAGGGGTGGACTACGTCATCGCCAGCACTCCCGGCAGCGTCGCTATCGTTCCACACTTTGACCCGATCCCGTGAAAGATTACCTCAGCTATTCCCAGCTCAAAGCCTTTGCCAAGAGCCCCAATCACTACCTCGCCTATCTCGAGCAGGAATTTGAACAAACTCCCCAAATGCTTTTGGGGTCGGTTATTCACTGCAAGGTCCTTGAACCTCACGAGTTCGCCCTGCGCTATGCGGTTGCTCCGCAAGCCGATAAGCGAACCAAGGAAGGCAAAGCAGTTCACCAAGCTTTCCAAGACCAGCTCAACGGGCAAGTGGTAATTACCCAAGAGCAGTACGACCTCGCAGCGAAAGTGGCTTTGGCAATTACCGACCAAGCGATAGATGTTCTTGAAAACACCGAGAAAGAAGTAACCAAGCTCGCTGACATTCACGGGGAGCAGTTCAAAGCCATTGCGGACGTAGTGGGGCGGGACTATATCGCCGACCTCAAGACGACGGCAGACGCAAGCCCAGAGGCTTTTATGCGGCAAGCCCACAACCTTGAGTATCACTTGCAAGCTGCCATCTACCGAGCGGTCTTTGACAAGCCGGAGTTTTACTGGATTGTCGCGGAAACCTCCGCGCCGTTCAACTATCAGGTTTACAAGCAAAGCCCAGAGGCGAAAGCTTGGAGCGACCGACGGCTTTACACCTTGATCCAGCAGTTCCAACAATGGGACGGAATCAGCAGAGGTTATAGTGAGGGAGTTCTCACGCTCGACCTTCCGCGCTGGGCTTGACAAATAGCAACAGAAAGTAAACTCACATCTTGACTGATGACTGAATTTAAGCCCGGCGACCAAGTCCAAGGGAAAGACGAGATTTCGAAGAAGTGGCTCAGCGGAACCTACGTCAGCTACTACGCATCCAGAGGGCTGCACGTAATTGATGTAAAAGAATGGGATGAGGTAGCGGCATTCGAGGAGTGCCGCCCTCTCGTCTCCCTTGAGGAAAGGGTAGCCGAACTCGAAAGGAAAATGTCAGAAATCTACAAGCCAAAGCGAGTAGGCCAAAGCGGGGCAGACATCATTCGAGCTTTGCTCGCGGAAGACATCACCCTCGACTCTCAAGAGCTGGCAGAAAAAGCCGGGGTAACTCCCGACTTTGCAAGGAAGGTCAAAGGCAAGTTCAAAAAGGCCCTCAAATGATAATCTTCACCACCAATGATTACAAGGCTATTCAACTGGCTGCGGGGATATACCCCGCCGTCTGGTACACCAAGAAAAAAGGACGGTACGAGGTACGTATGTGTCCAAAGCAGCACAGAGGTAGAGAGGCTCGATTTCAATTCTTGGCACAAATTCCTTCACGAACAACGCACTAACCAATGGAAAGCCACTACCAAGAGCTGAAGATTCAGCCCGTAACCTACGCAATGATGAATAACCTTGGCTTCGCCGAAGGCAACGTAGTCAAGTACATCAGTAGGTACAAAAAGAAGGGAGGGCTGCAGGATCTTCGCAAAGCCCGACACTACATCGACCTTTTGATTCAGACCTATGAGGAACCCAATAGGCCGGCGAGCAACACCAATGACACACCAGCCGAGCGCACGGTACTTTGAGGAGCCGGAAGTAACCTGGGAAAAGTTGGTAGAACTGCTCCAGCAAGCCGAAAACCTCCGGCGGTTTGTCGCAGAAGGCAAAATTGAACACTTCGCAAGGGAGCATTATAGCCTCAAGCAGTTCCGAAAGATTGTCGCGACGATGGACAAAGGGACGGCAGAAAGAATAATCACGGAAGCTGAAAAGCTCGAGGAACAAGCCGCCGATATGCGGGCTTACTTGGAGTGGATAAGCCCAAAACAATTCCCCGTAAATTTGGAAAATGCGAGTACCGATAACATCTATTCGGGAGAATCCGAGTAATCCTCGGAAACTGGACCGGGCGAAGTTTGAGAAGCTGGTTCAGTCGATTCGGGACTTTCCCGAGATGCTCGACAAGCGTCCGATTATCGTTGCGGATGGGGTGATTCTTGGAGGAAATATGCGGCATAAAGCCGCAATTCAAGCCGGAATGAATGATATACCCATCATCGACGCCAGCGATTGGACCGAAGAACAGAGGCAGCAGTTTATCATCAAGGACAACGTCTCCTTCGGGGAGTGGGACTGGGACATCTTAGCTAACGAGTGGGACCCCGTAGAGCTGGAGCTATGGGGTCTCGACGTTTGGACACCGAAAGAGGCAGAAGAAAGCGTTAAAGAAGTGTGCAACTTGTGCGGTAAATGAATCAACAAAATCCTACACTCAAAAGAGCGATGCTGGAGGCGTTGGATAAGTCCTTGGGCATCGTATCGACCGCGGCAAAAACCGCGGGCATTGACCGTACAACGCATTACAACTGGCTCAAAGATGACCCAGAGTACAAGTCAGCCGTTGACCAAATACAAGAGGGGGTAATTGACTTTGCAGAAAGCCACTTGTACAAGCTCATCAAAGAGGGCAACCCGGCTGCGAACATCTTCTACCTAAAAACCAAGGGCAAGAGCCGGGGTTATATTGAACGGCAGGAAGTGGAGGTAAGCGGACCCAAACCGCTGAGCTGGTTCGATGACGCTGGCTAAGACCTACTATCAGGTCAAAGGGTCAAAAGCAAGGGTCCAGGTTCACCAAGGAGGAACTCGCTCGGGAAAGACCTATTCCATACTAACAGCTCTTATCGAGTTGTGCTTTCACAACCGGGGGCAGGTCATCACAATAGCCAGAAAGACGTTCCCCGCTCTGCGGGCTTCGGCGATGCGGGACTTCTTCGAGATACTAAACCGGGAAGGGGTATATGACCCGGACCTTCACAACAAGAGCGAAGCGACGTACCAGCTCTACGGCAACTTGGTAGAGTTTATCTCCGTAGATGAACCCCAAAAAGTCCGGGGGAGAAAAAGAAACGTCCTCTTCATAAACGAAGCCAACGAGCTGAACCTCGAAGATTGGCGACAGCTCCTATTTCGGACGACGGGGAAGATTCTTATCGACTACAACCCAAGCGACGAGTTTCACTGGATCTATGACCAAGTCCTAACCCGCGACGATGTCGAGTTCTTTCAGACAACCTACAAGGATAACCCGTTTCTGGAGGCTGAGGTAGTAGAAGAAATAGAACGTCTAAAGGACGTAGACGAAAACTTCTGGAGGGTATATGGACTTGGGGAACGGGGAACGAGCCGAAGCACTGTCTTTACGCACTGGAAAGAAACGACCGAGATACCCGAAGGCTACAAGCTCGTAAACTACGGGCTCGACTTCGGCTTTACCAACGACCCTACGGCGGTCGTCGCTTGCTACTCCGATGGCAAAGGCTTTCTTTTCGATGAGAAGCTATTTCGCACGGGACTTTCCAACCGGGAGATATACCAGCTCTGCAAGGAGTTTGGTAGCGTGCCAGTCATCGCCGATAGTTCGGAACCAAAATCTATTCACGAGCTGCACGGCTACGGACTCAACGTCCACCCCGCTCGCAAGGGCCCGGATTCGGTTCGGGCGGGCATCCAGTACCTGCAATCCAAGCCGCTCTTTGTAACCTCCTCAAGTTCCAACCTCATCAAAGAGCTGAGAAACTACAAGTGGCGGGAAGACAAAAACGGGAAGGTCCTCAACGAGCCCGTCGATATGTTCAACCACACCCTCGACGCGATGCGATACGCCGCGACCTTTAACCAGTCGAACCCTAATTTTGGCAAATACTCGATAGGATGAAAATACCGACTCGCTGGGCTGACCTTACCTTGGGTCAACTGCAAGTGCTGATGACTACCGACGACCCGATTAAGAAGGTCTGCGCTGCTACCGGGATGACCCTCGCCCAAGTGCGGGAGCTACCCCAACGGGAAGTGGAAAGTATAGCCGCCAGAATTGACGCGATACCCGAGTTTGGACGGCATCTCAAGAAAATCACCTTTGAGCGTCCGAAGCTTTTTAACAAGAGGGTCAAGTACGGCTTCATTCCGAATTGGGACGAGTTCACTACGGGCGAATGGATAGACACCCAAGCCTATGTCGAGGACTTTTGGCCCAATGCACATAAGCTGATGTCGGTACTCTACCGTCCTATCACTTGGGAGCTGAAAGACAAGTACGAGATTGCCAAGTACACATCCAAGGAGGACGCTACGCTGATGAAGTCGCTTCCGGCGGACCTCTTTTCAGGTACGATGCTTTTTTTTTGGAATACCAGAAGAGAACGACTGACCACTTTGCAGTCCTCTTTACTGGACAAGCTGGAGGAGCTAACCCACTCTACGAAAAATGGGGATGGTACACCTCCCTCTACACCCTTGCAGGAGAAGACATCCTTAAGATGAATGCAGTTACCGAGTTACCCATAGGGGTTACGCTTCAGCACTTAGCCTTTCTAAAAGACCTCGAACACGAGCGGCAGAAAAGATGATCACCTACAACACCTTCATTCAGCGATTCAAGGACTTCGCCGACAATCACTACTTTATCCGCTCGTTTTCGCACGGAGCCCCGGAAGACGTCGACCTCGATAAGCAAAACGAATACCCCTTGATGCACGTCATCTACACGGGGGCGGGCTACGAGGACACCACCAAGACGCTTTCTTTTGAGGTCTACATTTTCGACCTTCCTTCGCATTACGAGAACAAGCAAGACCGCCAAAAGGAGGTCGTAAGCGACGCGGAGCAGTGCGCAGAAGATGTAATCGCGGACATCGTAAACGGGGGTAATATCTTCCTTCATTCGGAAGATTACACGATTGCTTCGGCGCGGGTTTCTCCGCTGCTGGAAGAGTCGAGCAACGTCCTTGCAGGGGTGCTTTT